AGCCAGTTCAAAATCCTTACTTTTCCCTTCATAATTAGATTCAGGTTCCAGCCCTCTATCCAATAATGCGGTTAAGTAGGTATTATCACTTAACGGATACCCTGCTACCTTTCCTTTCAGTGCTTCCAGATTAGTCATAAAGATTCATTAAAAGGCCCCGAAGGGCCTTTGGTTATGATTGAGCAGTTGCGGAATCAAGAATAAAGATTTGGTCGATAGCCTCAAACCCGGGGAACGCGTTCAATTCACCTTGGGTATATTCACCGAAAGGATCGTTTTGCGCCCATTTGGAAATGAGAGTTCTCCCATTCTTAGCGTACGAAACGCCCTCTACCGGGTGCAATTCTTCAATTGCAACAGCATTGTGCATAACACCAAGCTTCCCAGCCGGAATGAATACAACGCTTTCATCCTTAAACGGACGAACTGGACTGATGACACCTTTCTTCTCAACACCAATAACCTGGTTAACGATTTCAATTTTTGGAAACATGTAAGATTCCAAAACCTCATTTATCTGATCAATCGTTGCCAGTGTTTTTGCATTGGAAGGCAAACGGTAGAAAGCATTTAGAAGCTTAATAACCTCGTCACACTTTTGCATTTTCATGAAAGTACTGCGAGTCATCAGTATTTTTTCAAATCCAATCCCTTTATCTTCTGCAGCGGTAACAACATTCTGAATATCAGTAAACGGAGTTGCAGAAGAAGGACTTGACCATACTGTCGCAACTTTCCGCTTGTTGTCATCAGGCATCAGCAAGGGAATTGACCCGGAAACAACGCCATCAGGGTTGTTTGCAATGTCAATGTTAATCTCACCTGTGGAGATACCCTGAAGTACCATGTAATCCAACCGTTTCATGGTTGAATCTGCCACAACCTTAATGTCGTTAAACATCAAGTCAAGCATAGCATTCAGCTGGGTTCCATTGTCCACATTCATGGCCTTCAGCATTTCCCAGTCACGGTAATCTGCTTCGGTCATCTTGAACTTTTCCTTTATTGCAGGCACTTCACCATGAAGCTTTTCAATGCCCTTGCGGCTCCTTAAAGGAGCGGGAGAGTTACGATCCACCACGGATGCGGCGGCTTCAATTCTACTCCGGCCAATAGCCGTTTCAAATGTCAAAGTTGTTTTAGGGACACCCCAGTCAAAGTAGTTCGTCCACCATACGGGTGCGAACTTGTCTTTGGCCTTGTCAATCATGACCTGCATCTTTCCTGAGTAGGCCCCAAATATTGAAGTTAATTTTTCAGCCATTTTTCTAATTAGTTAGAATTCGACAAAATGAGAGTTTCGGGAACCTGATCTTTGTCAACAGGAGGAATCCTGTTAGCATAGACGGTACCTCTAATCACTACCGAAAGAGTGGCGTTCTCTTCAGCTTTCACGCCTTCATACAAAAGACCTGTTTGCTTACCGGTAACATCGGCAGTTGCAAGAATGTCACCAGCGGCCACGTCAACAGCAGATGCCAAAGTGAGAACATCATAATCGGCATTTGAGGTGTCAATTTCATTAACGGCTACACCGTCAATTTCAGCACCTACGACCATATTATGACCTTTTCCCACCTTAACGGCGGTTACACCAGTCCCGGCTTCATAAACGCGGGCAGTACGAACCAAAGTCCCTTTGCGGGTTTCTTCATCGTACTGAATTAATGACCCCTTTTTCACTTCTTCCCCTTCTGAAAGAGCGGCTTTGGTCATATCAAGGGTAAAACCTCCCTGTGCATTTTCCAGAACCTTCTGGAAAGCCGGAATACCCTCTGTGGAATAGACTTTTTTAAATCCAATTGCCATGATTTACTTGTTTAAAATGAATACTTATTTTTCTGACTTACTACCGGCCCATGCCGCTATTTCTTCATCGGCTTTGTCTATCCCCCCAAGCGGATCAGGCGGTGTTTCAGTCAATACACCTTCATTGATAAAGTGCTGTTTGACCCCGTTAAAATCGGTTTCAATTTCTTTCAGAACATTATCAATCTGGTCTTCACTCTCTACTGTCCGGCCCTTAATGAAGGCTTCAGGAATCTTTTTCTCTTTAAGCTTTTGTTTTAAAGAATTCATAAGCTCCCCTTGCTTTTCCTTCTTTTCGAATGCTTCGAGACGTTCCTGTAACTTCTTTAGTTCCGGGTTTTGAGGTGGTGTTTGTCCGCCCCCTGGTGGTTCCGGGTTCGGCTTCTGGATAGGTTTACCGTTTTCGTCAAGTCCATGCTTTTGACGGAAGTTGTCAATAGCCTTCTTTTGAGCGTCTGTAACACGTCGGTCAGTTTCGCTTTGAAGAACTTCAGAAAACGACTTTACAAGCGGTTCGACCCCGGCAATAGCGGTTTCGAGTTCGCTTTCTTCTTTTACAGTTTGGCTCAAATGATCTGCCACCCTGTCTAATACAACATTGTGAGTTCCTTGGAATTTAGCCCTCAGTAGTTGTAAGATTTTTTCTTTCATTGCACCGTGCTTTAATTAAAAATTTTGCGCTTTAGTTTCAGGTAGCAATATATTTGGAAAGCACAGTGGTACAAAGAATCTGAGAGCCTTAGAATTGACAATAAATTAATTGTACAATATTCTTTTTTTTTGAAGTAGAGGGAGGGATCTATATCCCCTTTTTATAACAGTTACAGTTACAGTAACAGTTACAGCTTCGTTTGCTTAGCAAAATAAGCATGTGCTTCATTTGCTTAAAGGCTGTTTTCTATCTATATAAATTTCCATTTTATATATTTCGAACGCTTGTTTAACACATGCTAACCCCGTTGTTTATCAATCACCCTTTTTTGCTACATTTGTTATTCAATCAAATTTTTAACGTTAAAATTTTAATTAATTATGAAACTTAGTAGCTTAATTCCGGCCCTTGTATTTGGGCTTTTTGTATTGGGGTGTGACAAAGACGATGACAAAAGCATCCGCTTTGCCCAAAACGAGTACGAACTTGACTATGGTGAAACCCTCGACTTGGAAGTAGAGGCTTCCGGTATTAGTGCCCCTTTTGAGTTTACCGTAGAAAATGAAGACGTTGCATCCATAAATGAAGACGGCCTTTTAACAGCCGGACTGGTTGGAGAAACAGCGGTTTTAGTTAGCAAAGACGGTGAAAGTGCCGAATGTAAGGTTGTAGTTAATCCTACTGCATTTTTATATGATGAACCATATCTTAAGTTTGGAACCAGCATACAGGATGTAAAATCAAACATTAACGGTTCTTATGAATTATCGGAAGAAGTTACAGACGGGCTTCTTTTTGAAGCTCCATTCAACGATGACGTGAGAGGTGTTTTATACGTTTTCGATAGCAACAAACTCATGGGAGCAAAGGTTCTCCTTGTTAGTTCAGAGGCCAATGTTTACGCAGCCGAAGCATTCTTGGAACAGAGATACAACTATGAAGGATATTGGGATGGCAGCCACTTTTTATCAAGAGGAGAAATAGCAATATCGCTTACGGTTGATTACGATTATGGATTAAATATCACATACATCAAAAACCCGGAAACAAAGAGTACAAAGGCAATTGAATATGGGTTTGAGTTTATTGAAAACATTTTTCATGAAAATAATTTGCATTTCTAAAATTTGTTTTGCTACATTTGTAACGTTCAACAATTCTCAAGGGCAGATGTGCCCACCTTTTTGACGGTGGTTTTTTTATGGCCTTACGTCAAACGTTCTTTCTAAACTTTGAGTGCATTTAGAGATATTCACCCCACATAAAGGCGGTGCATACCCCCGTCCCGTAGTTGTAATGGCTGCGGGAAACCCTTGAGAAAGTGTTGAACAGCGGGAAAGGTGCGCCGCTCTTTTTATTTGCGCCTATTCATCAAAAATGTTCAACACGATGAAAACTGACTTCTTAAGCTTTTTGTCTCAAACGCAGACAAGCGCAACCCCTCAACGCCCTATCGGGTTTCAACACTACAACCGCCACGAAAACCATGGCAATTACAACCAAAACACGCAAACCGAAGATCCCACCTGTGGCAATCGATACCTGGATGCTATGCTTACATCGGTACGCGAATTTGTAGAGGAAGAAATGAAGGGCAACATCCACGATGCAGCGATGGCCCGCCTTGGTAAAAAACTAAAGGCCGCCCAAACGCTTTACCCTCAAGACTGGGATAACCTCCCCAACCTTTATCAATACATGCAGAAAGGAGGCCAGCGATGAAAGACCTTGTTTTTACCTCCGACAAAGGCAATCCTATAACTTCAAGTAAGCTGGTTGCTCAGAAATTCGACAAAAGACATGCAGATGTTTTACGCGCAATTGAAAATTTAGAATGTAGCAAGGAGTTTCAGGAGCGCAATTTTGCGTTCGTTGAAAATCAGTTAGTTGGTGCTGCAAAAGAAAAATACTGCATAATGACCCGTGACGGTTTCTCATTTCTGGCAATGGGTTTTACCGGGAAGAAAGCGGCAACGTTTAAAGAAGACTTTATTAACGCCTTCAACAAAATGGAGGCTGCATTAAAGCAGAAACAAGCCTCCCTGCCTCAGGATTACCTGTCAGCACTCAAAGCACTGGTACAATCTGAGGAAAAACGACAGGCAGACCAAAAGCGAATTGCAACCCTTGAGCCCAAAGCCCAGTTTATGGACCGGGTAATGGATACAGAGTCTAATATTGACATCGGTCAGGCTGCAAAGGTTTTAGATTTACCGTTTGGCCGCAATACCATGTTTAAAAAACTACGTGAAAAGGGTATTTTCTTCAAAAACCGCAACGAACCCAAACAAGAGTACATAAAGAGAGGGTATTTTTTGCTCAAAGAAAAGCTTATTGAGCGAGACAATCACGAGTCCTTTGTTGTGCTCAAAGTTTTGGCAACCCAAAAGGGGCTTGAATTTATCAACCGCTTGTTTGGTGCTCAACCTATTCAAAAGAAACTCCCAAAAATCCAGTAACTATGAGAGAATTAAAAAAAGCAGATAGAAATTCATTGCTTATGAAGGCTTATTACTGCGTTCGTGCAGCTCACAACCTTTATTTGGCAAAGCTTAACAGCCAGTCAGCAATGGAAAATAATAACTCTATAAGGTCGGCTGAACTCACAGCCGACCTGTGTAATCTTTTTGGAATCGGCAAAGAGGCTAAGGCCTCAGATTTTATGATTCCAGATAATGAGTATGCCGAAAAAGCCATTTATTACCATAATATCTACAAAAGCTATATTGATTCCTTTCCGGACAAAGAACGACTAATAAAGGCTTTTGCTCAATGGTACATGAATTCCGGAGAGGCCTACGTTTTGCACTATCAGGCTATATTTATGATTAATATTGGAGACCTTTATTTAGGCCGCCACATGGGCAAATATATCGATTATGAAGTTGAACGAACCATTCTAAATTGGAAGTCTGACCCCAATCCATTGATGCGATTCAATGAGTATAAAATAAAGAGAATGTTTATTATGGCTATGTGGAAAATAAGAGAGTTTGAAGCCAAAATAATGGAAAGAACCGTTGTGTAGCTTATATTATGCACTCAATATTAACAAAAAAGGCCCGGAGGAATCAACCCCCGGGCCTTTTGCATTATGGAAACAAATCACACTATAAAAGCTCTTCTGCAAACTTCTTATTATCCTGTAAGAAATAAGGCTTGTTTTTCCATTTCTGGATATTGTCTTTATTGTTTCTCACCCAGCTTTTGAAACCGGGATTAACATCTTTGACCGTTCGTCCGCTGTTTAAGTTTCCGGTGTCTAAATAGTCGTCAAATTCACTTTCTGTTGAGAATATCGGAACCGCCCGGCACCGGCAATTTGAACCCCAAAAGCATTTTCCGTTGCGCCGGATATACATGATTGCATTTTTACTTAAAGTCACATCGTAAACCATACCTTTATAGGCCACAATATCCTTTTTAAAAACGCTTGCCGTTGTGGCCTTGCATTCGTTTATCGTATAACAATCATGGTTAATCTCATATTCCCCATTCTTAAATTTAACCTTTTTACCAGCCGCTTGATTTAATCTATAAGATGGCCTTTTACCTATCTTTAAAATCAATTCCCCTAAATCAGCTGCCATTTGATGAGAGGTTGTAAAATACATTCTCTCATCGCTTGTAGGTGTAAATTCTTTTCCTCTATCCCCGATAAATGATTTTTTAGGCGCCCTAATATACCCATCACAACTGATAAAAGCATTTAAGAATACTTCAATTTGCTTTGAGCTGGCATTTTTTATGACTTCGGGAACATATTTAATATAACTGGTTCCAAATTGCTTTAAATAGCTGCAAAAATCCCTGCTGTAGAAACAAACCTTTTCATAAGACAAATGCGGCTCAAAACCCATATCCCTAATGCACCTGACAATATTATTTTTATTTGGGTCACCTTCTTGCTGTGCTATCACTACCTGACTGTTCCGTATAGTACTCCCATCTGAAAGCCAATAACCCATAAATTCAGCAAACAAATCAAAATCAACTTTAAGAGAACCCATTTTCATGCTGTCATAATGATTGCCCTGCCAATCAGCCCCTCTGGGAATAGGCCCTTTGCCTTGTGTATATTCACTTGCAGTTGTCCTTTTAATCCTCCCATCAGTCTTATTGAGATAAACCATTTCATGTTCCGGAGTGACCAAGCAATCCAATGTTTTATTATGAAAGTGTACCATATTGCCGTCATGTTCCCGCCCAAACGAAAGCAGTATGTCAACCCATTCCAAGTCCCTTGTTTCTGGATTTAAAGATAGAATTTTATGCTCTGTTGTCACATCCTTAAAAAACAACCAGCCTTTATCTGTCAATACTTCGGTTTGTTCATCATAGCAGTTAGGGTGCCAGCCAGTAAATTTAAAGTCTTTTGGATATTCCCCTGCTAAAGAGCCGCAAATACTACACTCATAAG